CCTTACAAGCTTATATTCGTGTAAATAACTTTCAAAATAGAGCTAAACTAATTAGAGACTTCACCCACAATTGTTCTGATCAATTTGTAGATGGCTATTTTGACTTTATCTTCGTAGACGCATCACACATGTACGAAGATGTAAAAAAAGACATCGAGCTGTGGACTCCAAAAGTAAGAAAAGGAGGATGTATCAGTGGGCATGATATTAATATGGATTCAGTCAAACGTGCAGTGAGTGAAACTTTAGTAGATTATGAAACTACTGTAGATAATGTATGGTATAAAATGGTATGAAATGCATCCAATTCACAGGAGGTATGGACTCTACGCTAGTGGCGTATGAGCAGCTTACTACCACTGATGATGATTATGTATTTTTATTTGCTAATGATAAGTGTTGGGCTCCAGGATATGCAGAAGCATGTCAGCAATATTTGATCGATACTCTTTTCAAAGACTATCGTGATAGGATTGAAATGAGAGTGATTGAAGCTGAGTGCAGTATAAATTGGCACGTTTGGTTTCATTCTATAGCAGAAGTAATATCAAAATGGAATATCACTGAACTATATTCTGGTACGACACAAGTATATGAAGAAGCTAGACCCATAGAGTTTAAGAATGCCAAGCGAGCTGACTTCAGAGGAGAATCATTTGGTGGTTGCGAATTACACCAACCGATATATGATCTTCATAGGCATGAAGTAGTACAAAGATATGTTGATTATGGAATAATAGATCATATCATCGATACTCAAAGCTGCAAGTACTTGTCGACAATTAGTCATGTATGTACTAAGTGTGACCAGTGCATAGATCGATATATAGGTATGAGAAAAGCTTTACTGGGAACAGAACACGAATGGATAGTCGAAGCAGACATCTATAAAAGACCAAGATTTCCAGAATTGGTTGATCCTAACTTTGAATTTATTGATTGGTGAAAAAAATGTTAAAGAAAATTGCTGAACATTGGGGTGGCCCAGAATATCCAGGTCGTAGAGCAGAAATATATCATGACACAGACAGAGGCTGCTTTACTGTAAAATACTATCAAAAGAAAACTTATGAAGAACTTGTAGATGAACGTGATATGATCACTGATGGTACAGTACACAGCATGCGCTATGCAGAAGATGCAGCAGAAAACTTTTGCCTCGGTTATATGACAGTTGGTGATGGAGAAAAAAGAGATGGATAGATTATTGAAAAGACTTGGGCTAAAAGACCAATATGGGTGGGAAGAAACCAGCGTAGTTGGTTTTATTGTTTTATGGTCACTATATGGCTATGGCTTATACATATTATTGATGGAATTGTTTACATGAAAGCAAAACTAATCAGTTATTCACAAAAAGTACCCGAATTCAAAGGGTCATGTCCAGTACCGAAGGTCAAAGATGATATACAAGAACTCATTGCGTATTGCGCCCGTGTCTCGAACCCCTCGAACCAAAATAACCAAGAAACGTCCGAAAGACTGTTATCATATCTTGCAAAACACAAACATTGGTCGCCTTTCGAAATGGTGTCTGCTTGCATAGAGATTGAAACAACTCGTGATATTGCAAGACAGATACTACGTCATCGGTCATTCTCATTTCAAGAGTTCAGTCAACGATATGCAGATCCTACAGAAGATTTAGGATTTGTAACACGTGAAGCCAGACTCCAAGATACAAAGAATCGTCAGAACAGTATTACTATTAACCCTGGCGATGGAGAAAATGTTGCTGCTCTTATGAGTGATTGGGAACGGCAACAAGAGATAGTGATTGATGCTGCAAAAGAAGCGTATGAGTGGGCAATTAAGAATGGTATCGCAAAGGAACAGGCTCGTGCTGTATTACCAGAAGGTTTGACAGAATCGAGGATGTATATGAATGGCACTCTTCGTTCATGGATTCATTTTATCGAACTGAGATCTGGTAACGGCACACAGAAAGAGTGTCAAGAAGTTGCACTTGCATGTGCTAAGGCGATCACTGAGATCTTTCCACTTACGGATAAATTTATCAATGATTGATTTTAACAATGAAAATTGTACGTGTGATTTCTTATCTAAAATGAAATCAGCAAAAGCAATTGAATCACCATGGAAATATTACGTTGTTGATGACTTCTTTTGCGAATCTTGTTTTAGTAAGATACTAGAAGAACTTAAAAATTTAGTACCAGATAAGACTGATTTTGGACACCACGAAGGAAGAGAAGATTACACTGCTTTTAGAAGCTATAATCATATACAACAATACTTAAATTGTGTAGATTATATGTATACATTATATCCTAATCATAGGTCATATGATCATTTGTTTTGTTATCCTAACTTATTACAAATGAAAGAGGGTGTTAATTGGCCAGTTCATGAAGATATCGAAGAAAAAACATGCACATTAGTAATCTACATTGATCCCGAAGAAAGTATTGGTACAGAAATTTATAGTACCCAATATGAACGTGATCATGCTATAGAATGGAAACCAAACAGAGCTAGTTTCTTCTGTCCAGAAACAAATAAAACTTGGCATGCTTATCATAGTCCTAAGGCTACTAGAACTACATTGACGTTTTTTACAGTTGAGAATAAACTTAAAGGCTATGAGCAACTATATCTAAAAACACCACCTACAAATACGTACGATGATGCAATGTACAGATATATTGCTGAAGAAAAATGTACAAAAAATTTCAAATAAAGCGAAAAAAACTGTTTACATTCCTCTCATTATAGGGTATAATAGACCTATAATCAATGAGGAGTTTATATTATGATTTCAAATTCAAAGTTTCGTTCAATCGTAAAGTCAATGCCTGTTGAAAAGCAATGGGAAACTATCGATCGTGAACTTCGTATTCTTCCAGAGTTTCTTATGGAAGAAGCTGCTCGTGTTCCTGTGTTGCCTAACACAGACAAAGTGATTAAGAAACTTGAGTCTCGTTTGAAGTGTGCACGCCTGATGAAATCATCACTCATGGCAAATGGAAGAGTTGTATAATGCTTAAGTATCTTGCACCTCTATTCGCTGTAGCATTTATCGGTGGCTTAGTCACCGGTAAATCTGCATTTGGAGCAACCACTGCAAATGCTGGTACGTTCCATTCAGAAACATCAGAACAAGAATGTCTTGCTAATAACATATATTGGGAAGCTCGTAATCAACCAGCGAAAGGAATGATCGGTGTCGCTCTTGTCACTCGTAACCGCGTTAATGATGATCGTTTTCCTCACTCATACTGTGAGGTTGTACAACAAGGACCTACGCGTAGCGCGTGGCATGATATTAACATCGAGGTCCCTATTAAGCATCGTTGTCAATTCAGTTGGTATTGTGATGGGAAGTCTGACACTGTTCCTTATTATGATTTGGATGTGTATCAGTTTGCTAGAACCATTGCTTTCAAGATTTATCATGGACATCTTGAAGACTTTACTGATGGTGCAACTCACTATCATGCCAACTACGTAAACCCCGAATGGGCTTCTTCAAAAACTTTAACCATGATCGTTGGCGATCATATCTTCTATAGATGGGAAAAATAATGGAAAAACAACTTGAATTTGATTTTGAGCCACAAGAAGAACAATTCTCAATGAGTATTGATGACATGAGTACCACCGAATATTGGAATGATTGGAAAGGTTACAATACCTTTTGGAACTATAATCTTAGTGGAGACTTTGCTATAGATGTTGGTCGACCTGAATATAAGTTCAATGAAGGTTCATTGATCGAAGAGTTCAGAGAATATATCAACTCTACGTATACTAGTCATTACTCAAAAGAAAAGTTCCAAGCCACCGAATTCATCATAGACGGTGGACATGGAACTGGTTTCTGTATCGGTAACGTTCTAAAGTATGCTCAACGATATGGCAAAAAAGGTACTGCCACTGATGCTCGTAAAGATTTGATGAAGGTTCTTCACTATGCTTTGATACAACTACATATTCATGACTCAGAGCATTTGATAGAAAGCAAATCCTAGTAGTCCAATCATACCTGCGACTACTGTAGCAGCAATAGCGAATTGTTTTATTGATTCTTCAAACTCTTTTTGTTTTCGAATCTTCTCTCGCTTTATCTCTGCTATACGCTCTTTTTCTTCTCTGATTCGCTTGGCTCTCTCATCTACGATGGTTTGCCAAGTACCTGGACCAAAACGCATATCGATCATATTACGCATTTCATGCATCTTTTCTTGTGCTAGTTTAGCGTCGATCACTTCTTGTGCAACGTTCTTAATACCGAACTGGTCACCTAGACCCATGCCCGATTTTGACGCACGTGCTTTCTGAACCTGTTCTTCACCAACGAACAGGTTCTCAATTTGGTCGGTAATGTCACGTATATCGTTGACCGCGTCGATATTACTTTTGATAAAGTCAACTGATTGTTTGACGAGCGCGATGCCCGTCAGAACTTCTGCGACAACCATTTCGATCTATCCTTTGTGAGGGGTTAGAATAGATGTATGTCAAGGAAAATACTATAGCTCACTCTATCTTATTTATATAAAAAGTGATATATAGTACTGAAGATGTTGAAGATAGGCTGGACCCGGGGGCGGTACCCGGCGCCTCCACCAATTAAGTTTTGTATGGAAGAACATTTTATAAACGATCAATTTATTAGAGACAGATGTGTCAAATATATTTGTATCAATAATTATTCCATATTCCACGCGAGACTTATTTTGTGGGGGCGAAATAGGATCGACAGGTATTGAGTCTTCAAAAAAGTAACTGCAAACGATAACTTTGCACCTTTGGCTGCCGTAGCGTAGTCATTGGGCCCGCCGGAGCCTCGAAACAGAATCCGGCACCTTCCTTAAAAAAATTCATTTTAATGCGTTTTTACTGTTTACAATGCTCCCATTTTATGGTATAATATTCCTATAAAATGAAAAAGGAGCTAATCATGAAATTCACAGTTTGCCAGATTCGTAAAGATCGTAAGACTGAAAAAGCAGCAATGGATGCTCGTGTTCTTGGCGAAGTCGATCCAGTATTCTTCTTGTCAGCATACGAAGATGTTGCTATCATCGAAGCAGAAGATCTTGACGAAGTATTCGAGATAGGCAATATTGGTCCTGAGTCAAAGATCGAACGTCTTGCTCCAATGCATTCAATCTCAGTTGGTGACGTTATAATGACTGAAACTTATGAGTGTTATGTAGTTGCAGCTTTCGGTTTCGAACGTCTTCCTATGTCATCGCCTAATGGCAGACAGTGGACTGCAGATGAGGTTGCAGCATAATGAGATCGCATCAATCTGAAATCGTAAACACAAAGAATCACTGGGCTGTAGGTATTCGATGGCCAGTGGCTGGTTCAAAAGGTGATACGTACGAAGTCGAGATGACTGATTATGGTTTCTCATGCAACTGTATCGCCTTTGCAAAATGTAAGCATATCAAAGAAGTCGAAAAAAAATTCAAATAAATGCGTTTTTTCTGTTTACATTGTCCCCATTTTATGGTATAATATTAAAGTAAAATGAAATTTGGAGCTAATCATGACAATTCAAAACGTTAAAAATCTTATCGGTGACACATTTCGTAGCTATCAGGCAAACGCTGTAGCTGATCCAGATATGGCTAAGATGTATGCAGAAGATCATTCAACTATCCAGTCAGTAGCTCGTTACTTAGAAACTGGTGATTTGGAAGACGTACGTCGTGCAGCTGAAATCATCGATCGTATGGATACAGCACCTCGCGAAGATCTTGTTATCGCGATTGGTAAAGACTTCGGTGCTGATTGGGTTGAAAAGTACCTTGGTTGGGAAATTCACGGTTGGGTTTAAGGAGATATATCATGAACAAATCAACTGAAATCATCTGCGCTGTATTAGCAACAGTATTCTTTTCTTTCATTCTTGGTTATTCGTTAGTGGCATAGGAGTATATGATGAGCATAAAACAAATAATTTTGTATGGAGTATGGCTTGGCCTTGGATTGGCCTTAATTGACTATTATGTTGGAGGAATTGTATAATGGCACATTTAGTAGAAACAATGGCGTACGCAGGTCAGGTCCCTTGGCACGGACTTGGTGTACCTGTCTCAAATGATCTGACACCAGCTCAGATGCAACAAAAAGCTGGACTTGACTGGAACGTTCGCGAAGTCGAGTCATATATCGAGTTCGATGGCCGTAAGATGCCAACTGGTCAGAAGTCACTCGTACGTGAGACTGACGGTCGTATCTTGACAAACGTTGGCGAGAACTGGAATCCAGTTCAAAACTCTGACGCGTTTGAGTTCTTCTCTGAATACGTATTAGCTGGTGACATGGAGATGCACACAGCTGGATCGTTGAAAGACGGTCAAATGGTTTGGGCATTGGCGAAAGTCAAAGACTCATTCGAACTCTTCAAAGGTGATCAAGTCGATTCTTATCTCCTTTTCTCCAATCCACATCAATATGGTAAGTCGATCGATATTCGCTTTACACCTATTCGTGTGGTATGTAACAACACATTGACTTTCTCACTTGATCAGAAGGCTGAGCGTTCTGTAAAAGTTGGTCACCGTGCAGAGTTCGATCCTTCTTCTGTAAAAGAGCAACTTGGTATCGCAACCTCAAAGCTGAATACATATAAAGAAATGGCGCAGTTCCTCGGTTCAAAGCGTTACACTCAAGATAATGTGATTGAGTTCTTTAATACTGTGTTCCCACGTACAGCTGATAAGCGTGTACAAGGTAAAGCACTTGATGTACATACATTGTCACGTAACGCTAAGTTCTGTTACGATGCACTTGACGTACAGCCAGGTGCTCAGTATGCAGAAGGTTCATGGTGGCAAGCATTTAATGCTGTTACCTTTGTAACAGACCACGTACAAGGTCGTAACAGCGACAATCGCTTGTACTCTAACTGGTTCGGCAATAACGAACTGCGTAAACGTAACGCCTTGAAGAAGGCAATTGAAATGGCTGAAGCGGCCTAAGGAGTATATTATGAATACTAATCAAAAAATCCGCAACTTTATTGCAAAAAACACTAATCGTCCATTCACAGCTAGAGATATTCAGCGTGCACTCGATATCCCTCGGTATACGCATGTATCGAATGAGTTAGGCGCTTGTTTAAGTAAAAGAGCACATATCCTAAAAGAAATGGGTGTAGTACTTGAAAAGGTCTCTGGTAAAGGTACTAACGGTAGATATACGTATATATCAAAACCAATTGCAGAATCTCCAAGTGACGAATATATAATTCCAGTTACATTTTCTTTGAAAGATGTGCCATTGAAAGCAATGTTTCAAGAAATTGAAAGGAGAACTATATGATCGGTCATATGAGATCTGTAACACGGGATACCAAGGCTATCAGTCTTGGTCTCCCTCGAGTAGAAGCAGAGATTGCATATTGGGAAATGACTCGTAAGAAAGTACGATCAGTAAAACAACGTCTTGAACGTTTGTATGCTGCACGTAAACATCTTATCGAATCACCCGAAGATTCAAAATCATTGGTAGAAGAATTACGGAGTATTCAAAATGAAGGCGCATAAGTTCGATATGATCGCCGCATGGGCGAAGGAGAATAAGCTCGAAGGTTATGAGCATCATGATCCAAAGTGGCGTGAGAAGCATCGTCAACGCGCATTAAAACAGCACAATGAACGTCTTCGTAAGCATGAAGAAGCTCGTCAGAATCGGCGATGACTAGAAGAAAATTAACGATAGTAGGAGGTGGCACAGCCGGCTGGTTCAGTGCTGCCTACATGACGCGTCATCCTATCTTTGATATATCACTTATAAGCACAGACGATATACCGCATATTGGTGTTGGGGAATCGACTGTGCCCTTCGTCATAAGGTTTTTAGATGAATTGGGTGTTAATCACGATGATTGGATGAAACAGACTGGTGCTACACTTAAATATGCTAATCGATTCTTAAAATGGCAAAATGATTATCATGATGAGTGTATCTCATTTGAGAGAGCATTCCCTTTACACATTCTCATGAGAACGATTGACACACCACAATCGAAGGAAGAATACATCTCTCAGCATGACAAGCCTTTAACGACTGACGTTATACTTGAGATGTACAAAAGAGGAGAGTGTGACAAGTTTGATAAGACACATGACGCAAATTATCATTTCATTCAAAAGAATGTGTTATCAGATGGACTCAACTTACCATATACGATAGCACATCATATTGACGCTGATAAGACAGGTCTCTATGTTAGAGATAAGATTGCTATACCTCGAGGTGTAAAACATATCAAGAAAAAAGTGAATAAGGTTAATGTAAAAGATGATGTGATTAAGTCATTGACTCTTGATGATGGAACCTTACACGAATCAGATTACTTCATTGATGCTACTGGCTTTCATAGAACACTTATCAATCATTTGACTACAGCAACGAAAGATTATCATTATGCTATCGATAGTTGTTTAGTCGTTCGTAAAAATCATGATCGTGCTAAACTAAATCATACGACTTCTACTGCAATGAAACATGGCTGGGAGTTTCATATTGGATTGCAAGATCGAGTAGGAGCAGGATATGTATTTAGTAGCAGTCATACTACTGCTTCTGCGGCACTCGAAGAATGGAAACAAGATGAAGATGCTAGGGTAATTACGTGGACTCCTCAAAGAATGATAGAGCCAGCAAAAGGTAATTGCTTTTGTGTAGGATTAAGTGCAGGATTTATCGAACCATTAGAAGCAAACTCGTTATTTATAACAGTAGCATCTATTAAACACGCAGAAACAGGTATTATGGGACGAGGTACATCTTATTATAATGATAAGATGTCATATTTAATCGATGACATTTATGATCATCTGTCTATGATATATGCTTATTCACGTAAAGACACTGACTTTTGGAATGAGACATATGAACCAAGAGACTATGCTAGCCTAGCAAAAGAGAAGTATTATAATAATGTCAATAATACTTTAGGAGTTCATAATTATGATTTACTTTGGCCTGAGATACAGTGGTTACAGAAATCAATGATGTTTGGAAAAGATCTCAGTTCATGGGAATCTCGTATTACCGAAAAAGAGTATCAAGTAGGAAAAGAATACTTCTATCATAAGCAAAAGAAGCACGCACTTCTTGCTAAGATGGAAAAACATAATAATTCTGTAACATCTCTGTAATCTTTTTGAAGATACATACTAACGTGCAGATGTTGAGACCTGCACGTTTTTTTATCCAAGGAAGGAAATCAAATGAAAAAACTCATTTTAGCTGCAGCAGCGATGCTGATGGCCTCAACTGCATCAGCCCGCGAAAACATTTCAATTGCTGGTTCATCGACGGTCCTACCGTTCGCAACTATCATCGCCGAGGAACTCGGTAAAAATCCAAACTTCAAGACACCGGTCGTGGAATCTGGTGGTTCATCAGTCGGTAAGAAAGGTGTCTGTGACGGTATTGGTAAAGAATATATTGATATCGGTAATGCCTCTTCTCGTATGAAGCAGAAGGAACTTGATTATTGTAATGCTAATGGTGTAACACTTACTGAAATCAAAGTCGGTTACGATGGTATCGTGGTCGCAAGTTCCCTTGAAGGAACACAACTGAACATCTCAAAGGCAGACCTTGGCAAGGCCTTGACTGCTAAAATCCCACAAGAAGATGGAACATGGATTGATAATCCATATACCCATTGGAATCAAATTAATCCAGACCTGCCTAATCTTCCAATCCGAGTAATGGGTCCACCTACAACATCTGGTACTCGTGCATCATTCGTAGAAATGGTGAACGAAAAAGGATATTGTAAGAAAGATCCGATTGCAAAGAAGGCATTGAAGGCTGCTGGCATGAAAGCAAAACAGTGTCGTGCAATGCGTACAGATGGTGCTTTCATAGAAGCCGGTGAACAAGACAACCTGATCGTTCAGAAACTACAGGAAGATCCAAATACATTTGGTATCTTTGGTTTCTCATACCTTGATCAAAACCAAGACACAATTCAAGGTGCAATCATTGATGGTTCAGAACCTACATTCGAGAACATTGCAAGCGGTGATTATGCAGTATCTCGCGCACTATGGTTCTACATCAAGCATGAACATGTAAAGCTTGTTCCTGGTTTGAATGAATATATGAACGAATGGACAAAACATTGGGGTGATGACGGTATCCTTGCAGATGCTGGTATGATTCCAATGCCAAAAGAAGAACGTGCTAAATACAAAGCAGCAATGGAAAACCTTCCTGTTTTGACAGAAATGAAGTAATAAAAACAAAATAGTTACAGGAAAAAGGCGGCCGAAGCCGCCTTTTTTTTATTTCTTTTTTATTATAAATAGGGTATAATAATTCAGCAGATTAACCAACGGACAGTAAAATGATACGTTTCAAGAACTACTTACTGGAGAGAGACATGAAGTTTGTTGCAATGGCGGCTGCTCAGTGGGATAAAATCAACTCTCAAACTGGTGAAGCACGTTTAGATATCTTACGCAGACTGATCAAGACTGGTGAAGCTATGCCAACTGTAGATGGCGTAGAGATCGTAATCAAAAATACGAAAGAAAACTTAGCAGCTGTAGATGAACTTGAACGTAGTAAGAAAGCAGTAAAGTTTGATACTGATAAAGGTGTATATGCATCTGGTAAGATCGGTAAATCTAATGTCTTTGGTGGTGCATCTTCAGGATCTGGTGGAGGTACTAAACAAACTGCAGATGCAGAAAGTTTGCAGTGTGTATACTGTCACCATTTAGTTAACAGTAATATGCCACCCTTTGAAGCTATTCAACCATCTGATTTGAAAGCTGCATCTCGAAAAGTAGAGATTGCTGGAACTACATTTGAAGACATGATGGCACTTGATCCATCATGGCATTATTCAGCATATTGGACTGCACTTGAACTAATTGATAAAGGTTATATAACTCGTGGCATGTCATTCCACCGCGGTGATGCAGTCATGAAAGCTGTATATGATGCAAAGAACGAAGCATTGAAAAACTCTAATATGCCTAAGCTAAGTGATGATAAATGGAATCCTGGTGACATATGGGCAGTATCAAGTAAATCAGTAGTTAATAACCTACCAACAGGTTCTATACAAGAATTGAATGCAGAATTAGTAAAACTTTTCAAAGAGAAGAAGCTCGTTGGTATATCATTGAAAAAAGTATTAAAACAAGACAGCATTAAATGTGTAGTGATGAATGAAGAGCCAAATGCAGAGGTGCACAAATTTATGAGCGGTGCTATGATGGCTACGTTTGCTAAGAAAGCTTCTGAGTTTTGGAGAAGTAAGTCTGGTGTCATCGAGTTTGATGGAGGTAAAGCAGACATACGTACTTCAGCTGCATTCGCGAGTATCAACTTTGAGATCACACTCAAGACCGCAAGAGGTGGTCGTGCAGGTTGGGATCAGATCAACCAATCATTGCGTAAACGTATTGGCAAGAACGTGCCAACAAATCAACAGTTAAAGCGAATTGCTCAAGACCTGAACAAACGAGGTGAAAAGTCTCGTTACGCAAGGGTATTCTATAACATGGTAAAGACAGTGCATCCAACAGTAACAGCAAAAGAGTTTTACGAAGGACTCGTCACTAAACGGGCTGACGAAGTTCACAGTAAGATTGGTGCTGCATACGTACTCAGTGCACTCTATGCAAACAAGAGAAACGGTAAAGCTGACTTAGTCATCACAGACCTTGTCAACTATGCTGGTTCTAAACTCGATATCTCATCAATCTATGCGAAGGTCTATCAGTAATGCAGTTTAAGGAATTCATATCAGAACAAAAAAACACTCATATGACCCATATCGAGGATAAAGTCCTATATGGCGGAGTCAAAGGCACACGCGATGCTATCATGGCTCTACGGTCATTGAGAGATATGTTAGGAGGAGAACACGATGGTGGTAGAATTAGCGTTAAGTGGGACGGCGCTCCTGCTGTCTTTGCTGGCATTGATCCTCGCGATGGCAGATTCTTCGTGGCGAAAAAAGGGATCTTTAACAAGTCTCCCAAAGTATACAAGACTGATGCTGATATCGATGCTGACACTAGCGGCGATCTCAGCGTTAAGCTCAAGCTTGCTCTTAAACACTTACCTGAACTTGGCATAAAGGGAGTCATTCAAGGTGATCTTCTCTATACTCAATCGGATCTTAAGACGCAGAGAATTAAAGGGCAAAACTACGTCACGTTCCACCCTAATACGATACTGTATGCAGTACCAGCTGGGACGGACATGGCCAAGCAAATTAAGGCAGCAAAGATTGGAATTGTATGGCATACGACATACACAGGAAAATCATTCGAAACGATGAGAGCATCATATGGAGTTGATGTGAGTAAGTTTAGAAAGACTCGTAATGTGTTTTATCAGGATGCCATGCTCAAAGACATGACTAAAGCAACCATGACAAAGAGGGATACAGATGAAGTTAACGGTTATCTTACTACCGCTGGTCGATATTTTAATCAAATTAGTGGATCTACTCTGCGCACTCTTGAACAAAATCGAGAACTTGCAGGACTCATTGAAACATACAATAATTCGTATGTACGAAAAGGTGAGGTCATTAAGAATACAAAAGTCCACACTCAACGTCTCATTACCTGGATTAAAAATCGTTTTCAAAAAGAAATAGACTCACGTAAAACTGAAGCAGGAAAATCAGCTAAACAGAAAAAACTTGATGCAATATTAGAATTTTTCTCTCCAGAGAATAAAAAATCGTTAGAAATGATGTTTGAATTGCAAAAAGTTATCGTTCTAGCGAAGTTAAAACTTATAAATATACTTAACAGATTATCATCGTTTGATACTTTTTTGAAATATAAGGACGGAAGTGGATTTCGTACTACAGATCAAGAAGGTTACGTAGCGATAGATAAGCTTGGTGGTGACGCAGTGAAAATTGTTGATAGGATGGAATTCTCCTATGCTAACTTTTCACCCGATATATTAAAAGGATGGGATAAACCAGGAAGGAACTAACAATGGCAAAACCATTGTCTTTCAAACATATGTTACCTACGGGTATTCTCGATATGTTTGGTGGTGATGAGCTAACAGCATATCGCCGTCGTAAAATGAAAAGAATCGACACGACCTCAGAGTCAACAGAAGTCGATGAAGCCCTCACAACACAGCAGCGTCTCGCACGTAAGAGACTGATGCGCAAGCTTGCACCAAAGATTAAGATTGGTCGCGAGCGCGCTAAACGTCGTATGCCTGATATGAAAAGATTTCAGAAGCGGGCTGAGAAAGCTGCACGTTTAACCATTCTTAAGAAGTTTACAAAAGGCGTAGATAAGAAGGATTTATCTTTTGCTAAGAGAGCAGAGATTGAGAAGCGCTTAGATAAGCCAGCTGTAAAAGCACAGATTCAGAGATTGAAGAAGCGTCTCATTAAAGATGTGCGTAAAAAAGAAATGGAAAGACGTAAACAAAAATGATTAATTCTTTTAAGAATTATTTAGTCGAAGAAGAGAAGACTGTTTATTTTACTTTTGGTAGAATGAACCCTCCGACTATTGGCCATGAGAAATTGTTGGACGTTCTTGCTCGCAAAGCAGCAAAGAACCCATATCGTATTTTTCTATCACCGTCTCAAGACAAAGATAAGAATCCCCTACAATATAAAGAAAAACTTAAGCTAGCCCGTAAGATGTTTCCGAGGCATGCAAGATCTATTGTAATGAGTCCTAAGGCACGAAACGTGATGGAAGTCGCGAGTGCAATATACAATGAAGGATTTAAGAATGTTGTCATGGTCGTTGGCTCAGATAGAGTTAACGAGTTTACCGCTCGACTTAAAGCTGTTAACGGTAAAAAAGGTAGACACGGCTTCTTTAACTTTGCAAAGATTGATGTAGTCTCAGCTGGCAATCGTGATCCAGATGCTGAAGGCACAGAAGGTATGTCAGCATCAAAGATGAGAGCTGCTGCAAACTCTGGTGATTTCTCTCAGTTTGCACAAGGTTTGCCAAAAGCCATCAATAATGCAGAAGCAAAAAAAGTATATAATGCTATTCGCAAAGCGATGGGATTGAAAGAACAAAAAGAATTTAAGAATCATGTTCAGCTAGAACAGGTTTCAGATACTCGTGAAGCCTACGTCAAAGGACAGTTATTTAATGTTGGTGATACCGTTGTAGTTAAAGATACTGATGAACTTGCAGAAGTTAAAGTTCTCGGGACAAACTATGTTATAATTGAGTCAGAAGGTAAGCAGTATCGTAAATGGCTAGATTCAATTGAGTTGCTCGAAAAAGAAGGCAACCAAAAGGTAGCACAAGACAAAGATGTATCAAAGGTTTCTGGTACACAACCGAAGCCATATTATAAAGGTCTCAATAAGAAGACCAAGCAATCAAGAGCTGCACACTTCAGAGCATACGCTAAGAAGTCTGATGCTGAGAAGAAGGCAGCACCATATAAGAAAGCGCCTGGTGACGCTAACGCAAAAACCAAGCAAAGTAAATGGACAAAAAGATTTAAGGACATGTATGGAGATGGTTAAGTTTTCTAACTATATGGATCTATATGAAGGTGGACTAGCTGATAAAGCAAAGAAGTCCGGTATTTCTGTAGGTACACTTCAAAAGGTTTACAACAGAGGCGTTGCAGCTTGGAAATCAGGCCACCGTCCAGGTACAACGCCTCAGCAGTGGGGACACGCACGTGTCAACGCTTTTATTGTAAAGAAGAAAAAAGGTGGACTCAACCACGATAAGGATTTAGCATAATGAAGACGCTAGAAGAAATTAGAGAAGGTTACGTTTCTGCAGCACAACGTAAAGCAGTTTGGGCTGCACGTAATGATGCTAAGAAAGAAGACAAGTTTAATGCACAAGACATGGTGGCCCATGACAGCAAGAAGGTGCATAAGACCCGTAAAGAAGATTCTGATGCAGTAAAAGCATTCTTAGCTAAAGGTGGTAAAATCAAGAAACTTCCGCCAGCGAAAGCTCAAGGTTATCACGGTAAAGATGATCCAGGCACAGACGTACACGGCATGATGGATAAACCTGACACGAAGGCAGTTGGCACTCGTAAGAAGGTCAAGTCAATGGAAGATGATGACACAGCTCGTATGTACAAAGATAATCCTGAAATGATGAAAAAGGGTGGTCCTGGTGGATACAAAGGCCTGAATAAAGCAGGTAAAAAAGCCGCGAAAAAGGCTATGGGTGAAGCAGTCAAGCCTACTCGAGCCATGCATGTCTTTGACAATGAGAAGGATGCTCGTGCTAAAGCCAAAGAGATTGGTGGTAAGTATGTGAAGGGCACTGGAAAAAGCATGGGTAAACATGCTGCTATCAAAGAAGGCGATGAGAAACCGCCATTTGATCCACCATACAGAAAAGCTGGTGAACCACGTAAAGATCAATTTGGTAACGTGGTAAAGAATGTGCCACGTCATTTGGCTCGTAAAGCTGCTCGTGATCTTGTCAAGAAAAAGCAGAATAACGAAGCCAACCTTGATGAATTGTCACCTGCAACCAAGAAAAGCTATATCAGGAAAGCTGCTTCAGACATTGACAATCGTTCATATGCACAAGGTACGGTTGACGCAACTAATAAGAAATATGACGGTAAAAATAATAGGAAAATTGCAAATCGTCTAAAGGGTATTCGTAGAGCAACTAATATTGATGAACTGTCATACGATAAGATGAACAAGTATTATGATGCTGCAAAAAAGAGTAAGGATAGAGCTACTAACTCTGCTGTCGCTACGATCATGAGAAAAGGTGACCACAGTCAAGATTTGAAAACACGTGCTAAGCGCATCAAAGGTATGGACCTTGCCAAGACAAGATCTATTAAAAAGATTCGTGGAGATAAGTAATGCCATTGAAAACTTCAGACGGTATCGGTGCATGGATTAAGGACTTTCAAAAGTCAGATGCACCACAGTTCAAAGGTAAATCGAAAGATAAGCGGCGTGATCAAGCGATAGCTGCATATCTATCGAAGAAGCGTGGCCCTCAAGAAGGGAAGAAGCTGAACGATATCCGTACCGAAGATAAGCAACAAGAGATCGATCGTATTAAAGCTACGATCGACCGACACACTACTGCGCGTAATGCTGCAAAGTCTGAAGTTTCTAATACGAAAGATCATGGTGAAAAGCTAAGGCATACTACGCGAGCTCAGTCACATCAGAAGGCAATACTACGTGCACAAGAGCGACTCGCGAATATGCAAAAAGATGAAGGCATGGACTTTAAGGTCAGTGTTGATGGATTGCCTGATATGTTCATGACTGGCAACTCTCCAGGTGGAGTAAAGGCACATCTACGTAAGTTGCTCAAACAGCCATCGATGATTAAAGACGTAGAACGCGTAACACGTCATGATAAGAAAAAAGAACTTCGCAGGAGATCTCAGACCGAAGAGATGAAGTGCGATGATGGTTCTCCAGAAGCAAATAAGTATATGCGTAAGATGACACCCGGACAAAAGCAAGAAGGCAAGTTGACTATCGGTAAGATTCGTAAGATGGCTTATAAAGGTGCTAAGGCTGCTGGTGACGTACAAGCTGTACGTAAGAATAAAGTTGGCCAAAGGATTAAGCGACGTATTGCAGGTAAGATCGCAGGTAAAATCATAGGAGCATTAACAAAATGACTATGAGTTTCAAATCTTTCTGTGAAAAGAAATATGGTGATAGCAAGGGGCATTTCTTACCTACATCGAAGGGTGCAGGTATGACAAAGAAAGGTGTTGCTGCCTATCGTCGTAAGAATCCTGGTAGTAAGTTACAAACAGCTGTAACAGGTAAAGTAAAACCAGGCAGTAAAGATGCTGCACGTCGTAAATCGTTTTGTGCGCGCTCTCGCAGTTGGACAGGTGAAAGAGGAAAGGCCGCGCGCAGGCGTTGGAAATGCTAATAGATGCCAAGAGTAAGTGAAAATACAGAAGTATCTTTACCATTACGGAATATGGTCAGCTTGATAGCTGGCGCATCAATTGCAACATGGGCATACTTTGGTATTGTAGAAAGATTAAACAACCTCGAGACTTCACAGACTATGATGAAGTCTGATCTTGAGATGAATACAGAGTTTCGTATCAAATGGCCGCGTGGTGAAATGGGTTCACTTCCGGCAGACAACGAACAGTTTATGTTGATCGAGCATGTTGCTCAAGAACTAGAAAAATTAACTGAAGAGATTGAAAGCGGACAGGCACCATTTGATCAACAGCAAAAGTTACAGATAGATTTTATGTTAAAACGAATTGAGAATCTAGAAGCAACACATGAAAAGATTCGTAACGATATTATGGATTTGATTCACACGAAGAGTAATATACCGATACCGTCGGCAAACGCAGATCCACACGCAGGACACTAAAATGGAAGCAATGGCAATTATTCTCATGTTAATGAAACCTGATCATTCTATGATGGATGTTGGTAAATATGAAACTATGGAAGAATGTCATATTGCAATGGAAGTTGCAAAGACACAGTTTAAAGAAGGGCATTTATCTTGCGTCAAAGAAGGCGCAAAGATGAAGCACAATCACTAATGAAAGCGGGAGAGTTCATAGTTTTATTGATGTTCTTTGGAGATCCAATCAGTCTCAAAGAATTTACGGTCAGAGACGGGTTATCCGAATGTCTGAGCGCTAAAAGAACTATTGAACGGCAGATACGTGGCGGTAAATCAAGAGCACACAAAAGTAGTTTAGTGCTATCGTGTAGAAAGATGGAAGTTTTAGTCGATAAAGATTATAGGATTTTAGAATTTATCAATCCTGAAAAAGACAAGATAGGTGTAAGATAATGGCAGCTCAATCTGAAACAAATACCAGATTAGATAGGATCGAAGACAAACTCGATCGTTTGGCCGATGCCATGATCTCATTAGCTCGTGTGGAGGAAAAGATTCATAAGTTGGATGATGATCACGATAAGATGTACGAACGCATTAATAAGCTTTCAGTGAAGATGGATGAGATGGAAAAAAAGATAGACGATAACGCTCGTACGGTAACACTTATAAATAAACTTGTATTCGCTGCAGTGATTGCGGCAATTGGCTCAATAGTGGCCCAATGGATGTAATAGGAGAGAACAATGTTTGGCAAAAATCCATTTGAAGAGTATAGGGCCACTCAGAAAACGGTCCAAGAAAAGAAGGTAATCGATCCTCAAGCACCAATTGACGGTGGTACACAGATCGATCCAGACGGTGCTATTCAGGAAAGCAAGTTTGTAATTCCTGAAGAGATTCCAGCAAACGAACGTACTGCTTTCCACGGTGCAGCTGCAGCTGCCGCTAAAGCTGGTAAGACACACTTTAACTTTGGTGGTAAGAAGCATCCTGTAACCATGAAGAAGGATACAGCAAATGCTATTGC